ATCAGTTGATTGATAGCGCGAGCGTGTTCAGCTTTGATCCCACGCTCTGCAACCTTTGCTGGTAGTGTTACAGCCATTAGATTTCGCAGTATTGAGCGAAGATCTTAACAACGCTCGTATTGTAGGACCGAACGTAGAGAGCGGTGTTGACGTAAGGAATCAACACAAACTGCTGCGGAGGCACTCGCATCCAGTAGACGCCAACGTGAGATGCGACATCTCCAACACCGATGTCGTTCACAAGGTCCATGTTGTAAATCAGGATCTTGTAAGGAAGAGACAAGTCGGCGGTGATGTCCAACAGTTCAGACGAAGGTCCAACCTCTTGGGTCTGCTGGCCCATGTCGGTGCCAGTCATGTTCGCCACCGCTGTCCACGTTTGAGCGTTGATTGATGCGCCATTCTTTGACGCATACAGCCGCGCTGACATCTGGATTTCGTCGGCCATAGGTCAGTCGGTTAGATCTCGCAGAACGTCGCTTGAATCGTCACAGACGAAGTGTTTGCGATCAGGTAGAGATTGGTGTTGATGTACGGAATCAACATCGTCTCGCCAGCGGGAAGGCGCATGGTTCCAGCCCCAGCAGCAAAGCCGCTCGTAAACGAAAGCTCAACGTAGTTGGTGTTATCCAGATTGGAGATCAGCAGCTTGTAAGGAGTGGAGACATCAACGGGAACGTCAAGCGTCTCGGACGAACTGGTGCCGATAGATTGGGTCTGGGAACCCATGTCGGTCCCAACCATCGTCGCGCTTTTGTTGTAAGTTACACTCGGCAAGAACGCTCCACCTTTGGAAGCGTACAAGCGAGCCGTCATTTGGATTTCGTCAGCCATGTTGTGTTAGATTGTTGTTGGTGGTACGTTGAGAGGGTATACGAAGAGATCCCAAGCGGCAAAGGTCCAAGTCTCGTTCCTTTCGACCTGATTGGTTTTGATGACCAAAGAAGTTGAATCATTTACCTTCAACCATGTCCAGCGAGTTCCTTCTGGGGTCAGATTTGGATCTGCTGGAGGTTTTGGCATCATCGACCTCACCGAATTCGGAAAGTTGTTGTTAACCGCCAAAACGGTTCCGTCATATACGACAGGAATAATTGGCGGGGTTTTGGGAAGCCCATTCAATCCAGAATACGATGATATTCTGGTAAGAGAAACTCTGGAGGTCTGGAAACTTGTCTGTCCACGGGCAAGCTTGGTGACCAGTTCTCCAGCAATCGGCCAAAGCGTTGTTGAAAACGGCAGCTTGTTGTTCTTCGGGTCTTCTGCTGCCAGTTTGATTTCTGAAAAGTAGTCTGCCTCAGAAGAAGCCAAACCGAGTGACACATACTTCTTGGCCTCAGCCCTTACTTTACCAAGCTCAAACAATGAAGCGTCAATGTATTCAGTTCTGAACTCAAAACGAGTTGATGGCGTCTCTTCTTGAAGCGTTTGCTCTGTTACTGGTGCAGGTGTCGTAGCAGCACCGTCATTGTTAGCATATTGAATTGGAACAACTGTTCCGCTGTAAGTGACAATCGCTTCAGAGTAAGGACCATTCTCGGTTATCTGATACTTGCCACCAGCAGCAACCCAACCAAGAGACGCTAGACGCAAAGCATCTTTGCTTCCCCTGTATCTATACGTCAGAACAAGACCAGTTCCGTCTCCATTGGAGTATTCACGCGATACTTCAACGTATTGATACTGATCAGGATTTATTACTGAGCTTTTGACTGTTGCCATATTATTCTTGAGAAAGCTTTTGGGCAGTCTTCCCAGTGTTTGCAGCAATCAGTTTCAGTTGAATCGTTTGCTCTATTGCTTGTTTGATGGCAGTGTCTTGACCTCTTTGAAATCCAGTGAAACCGCCAATGCGAGCAAGCGAGTCTTGAGACCCACCTAAAGAAAACATTCTTGATCTGACTTGTTCAAATTGAGGCTCTCCAATTGGTGGCGGACCCTGTTCTGAAGCAGCAGCCGCTCCACCTTTTTGTTTCTTCAATCTAATGCCAAACAATGACGGAATAACACTGCCGGGACCGGCAAATGTTTTAGCAAGAAACGATGCAGCACTGCTAAGATCAAGACCTCCAATATTATAATAGGTCTTTTTACCTTTTGCAAAATCAGCCATTGCTATCATCTCATTGTAATTCTCAATGAAACCAGCAAAGTATCCGGTTGCTTTTGCTGCTGTTGGAGCAGAAAGAACCTTTAGCTGCCTTATCGCTTCCTCAAGTTCTACGTTTGCTTTTGCAAGGTCTCTTATATTGTCTTTCGATATCAGACCCTTATCTGCTGTAGTTTGGAAATCAGCAAATGCCGCTGCTGCAGTTTTCAGTTTGATTCCAAAAACGTCGATCATCGCTGCCGTCGCCTCTGCTGATCTTCCAGATTCTTTGTAAGCTGTTGCGGCTTTGACAGCACCAGCGATTGTATCCATCTGCGGATCTCTTAATTGATCCAAAGACAGTCCAAGCGCACTTAACGTCTTTATCGAATCCTCGTCTCCAGATGTAGCCTTCAGCCTTACCTGTTCAAACTTAGCTAAAACAGAAGCAAGCTTTTCAAAAGAAACACCTGTTTCTCCAGCAAGAATTTGGAGCCTCTGGATGTCGTCAGTGCTTACATTAAGTTGTTCCGATAGGTCTGATATGTCATCGGCAGCTTTGACAATAGAATGAGCAAACCCAGTAACCGCAGCAATTGATAACGCTCCAGTCAATCTGCTTGTCACGGCAGACTTGAAACTTGCACCAAACTTTTCGCCCATGCTTTGGGCGCGTTTGATTCCCATTTCAAAGTTGGTGGAATCAACTCCAAGCTTAACAAGTAGAGAGAGAACGCCCATTTTATACCTCTTGTTGGCTCTGCCAAACAGCCTCACTTCTATCGTCCCACAACTGAACCTGACCCATCATCTCGGCATGGGCTAGAATCAGCCTTTCCGCATCTCCAAGAGGCATCTGAATCGCATCGTCAGGAGCTATTCCGATGTTGAGACATCCAACCAAGACTCGCTCGGGCCATGGCATTGCAGGAGCTTTAGACTTGGTTCCAGCTTCAATCAAGACCTCTGGTGCTGTTGATTGATCTTTCAGCCAAACGTGGAACTTGTCGGACTCGGCCAACAAGTTGAGGCTGGCGATTCGTTTTCCCCACAACCACAGAACAAGACCGCTCCACCGAGACTTGATGGAGCGGATAGACTCCAGCGGAGACTGTGAGCAAACGGTCACAGCCTCCACCAGATCGGTTGGTGCAATCTCTCCGCCCATGACAAACGGAGAGCGCAACCTTTGCAGCACGATGGCGTGTCCTACGGTGTATGGAACAAGTCGAACCCCAAGCACAACAGGTGCTTGAGGTCCAGTCTCTGACAGGATCTTTGCAAGATCGGCCACAGATTACAGCGGGTAAACCGTAGCGGAGCCGGTCAGCGAGGGGTATTTGGTGACAGTCATGGTAACCATCGCTTTTCCGCTGTTGGTGAACTTGACGCTTCCACCGCCAGAATAGACGTAATCACCGTTAATGGAAACGCCACCGTAGGTGGTAGCCTTAGCGTCAGCGATCTTAACGTAACTGTTGACACCGGGGAGAGAAGCTCCGGTCAACGCTGCGGTGGCGTCCGTCGCGCTGCTAGGGATAAAGGTGATGTTAAGCGAAATGCGCTCATTGGCTGAGACCTGAGCGACAACCTCACCTGAACCGTTCTTGATCTGCTCAACGTCCGCCTCATGCGTCACGTCGTAGCTCTCAATGGTGCTGATTGCACCGCTCAAAGTTGTACCGGGACCGGCTCCGGTTTGATTGTAGAGAGTGATCGTTCCGCCTGAACCGTAGACTAGAGCAAGACCTTTTGATGTTGCCATGTTGTGTTGTTGTTAGATTGCGTTTGCTGCTGCGAAAATTGTCATGGAGCGCGTGAAAGTTCTAGCTCTTTCGCTAGTGTCATTGATGCCAAAGTCAGTTGGAATCGCGAACTGAGCGTTAAAACCTCCAGAGGGGTCTGTATCGTCTGCGTTCAACTCCGAGATGTTGCCGTCAACGTACAGGTATTGCAGCAGATTTTCGAAGACTTGAACGACTGCGAGCAAGTGAGGCTCTGAGGTATCGTCTGCACTCAATTGCAGAATCGCGGTGACATCAAGTTCGCAAGTGCGATCTAAGGGATGGACCGGAACCGCAGTTGATGCTCGGACGATGATGCGCGGAAAGTCTGGCATCCGGTCTTCAAGATCCGCATCCGCAAACGCACCGTGTCCGTAGCTGGTGAGGCAAGCAGGAGTCCCAAGCGGAGACGCTGACCAGTCTTGAGCAGCGAGCCAATCGACAAGAGCGCGTTCAGTGCGTAGAGCTACAGCGTTCATTTAACAGTTACTCCATGTTTCTCCAGCACTTCTGCGGCCTCTTCCATCTTGGCTCGAATGTGGATCTCAAGCTCTTTCGCTTCGTCGTCGTAAGCTTGCTGCATCGCTTTCGCGTAGATCGAATTCACCTTTCCGATCTGGTTGTCAGCCAGACCGATATTCATACGAACGTGAGAATGCGGCGAGATTCCAGCCTTCGCGTTGTAGGAGTAAGCGGAAGATCCACGGTGTACCGATACGTTTTCGGTTGGTAGTCCGTATTGATTGGCCAGATTCAACAACGCTTGATTAGCTGCGATTGAACGAACACCAGCGGAACCTTTGCGAGCGCGTCGAGTCCCACCAAACTGAGTAAACGACGGAGAGAGCTTCTTGATGCCTTTGACGACGCAAGATTTAAGGTAACCAACCGAGCCAGCAGCACGACGACGCAAGCTGGCTGCTGCCTCCCGCATTCTCTCACCGTAGAGACCTTCCTTACCGGCTTTCTTGTTCTTGGCTTGAGCGATCAAGTGGACCACTCGCAATTCACGCGAGCGACCAACCAATTTGCCGGTCTTCTTGTCTCGACGACGCTCTCCAACTGGACGGTTGAAGTAATCCAGAATCTTGTTTCTCGCTGCTTGCGGTGACTTTGGTGGAAGCAAGCAATACAACCTCAGCAACAGATAGAATGTGCGAGCGTTGATCGCATCAGCCAGAGACCGCTTAGTTCTCGGGAGGTACTCTCTCCAAGCAGCGGAAAAGCGCGTTGTATCGACTACGACGGTGGGAGTCATTTGGTTTTGGCTCCCAAGTCCAGAACGTAATACGCACCGGAGCCATCGCGTCGAGCGGACATAATCCGCAGTTGTCGTCCGTCGTAAGTCACCAGACGGCCAACTACCGGAATCATCTTCCCAAAAGTCGTCAGCAAGCGGTCTGTGTTCTCTTGAAGGATCAAGCTTCCAGACTCTTGCAAGAGCCGGTCAGCGTTAGAGCCGACATCACAAGACCAGACAGAAGCGTCAACGGTTACAAGCGTCGAGTCAGCCAATCGCCAGTCAGCCAACTTCACCAACAGCCGGACTTGAACGTTGTCTTGGAATCCACCAGCAATGACCGAGTTAGAGTCAGTGATTGCAGCAGGAAGGCAACGGACCAGTTGACCCTGCCAAAGAAACGACGGGTTTCCCATCGCTCCCTGAAGGACCGTCATTCCAAGTTGCAGACTGGTAGCGATCAGATTCACGCTTTGAAGTAAACACCAGAAACAAGAATGCGGGAAGTGGCTTGGAGTTGGCTTGTAAGACTTGTGATGTCTCCGTTTTCGTAATGGCTCAACTCGCAGTAGGAAGTCCCACCGACAACCTTACCAATCACAGAAGTCTTCGCTTGATTCGTCGCATTGTCCAACCAAATGGACACAGCAGCGTCGTAGGTCGCAGCATCAGGAAGACCCAACCGCAGGTTTCCGGTCGCAGAACCACTTACCGAGTTAATGGTCAGATCAACGGTAAATGTCTCAACAAAACCAACAGCCGTTCGTCGAGCAGTGTTGACGGTGAAGTTAAACGTTCTACCACCACCGGAATCAATCAGCGTAGGAACCCACGTTGACGGAGCCAGCATCGGCAGCGCGGCATAGATCTCATCGAAGTTCGCGTTAGCTTTGATCCACGACCCACGGAGCGTGTCTCCGTTGTTGTCGTTTGCGGTTGATCCAACGTTGATGGTTTGTTGCGACATATCAATCCTTCGGTAATGCGTACCAACCTTCTGGCAGCGTTATGCGACCCGTAGAGCGCACAGAAACACCGTCAGCACCTTTGACCCAAACCTTAGCTTTGACGCTCTCAGCAAGCCTCACCGGCTCACCGTTGGGGACGTAAACGACGCGAGTCCCGCAGCCGCAGCTACCCACCAGCGCGATCAATGCGATCCAGCAGCTTCTGCTTAAGCTCTTTGTCTGGTTTTGCATCTTCGGCGGTGGGAGGAGTTTTAGCCAGACCAGTCAGCCACTTTAGGAGAGCGGTGATGATCTGCTCGACGATGTTCACTTCGGAGTTTTATCCGCATCCTTTGCGGCAATAAGACCGAAACCAACGGTCACAGCGGCAATGGTAGCAGCAAGATCAATGTTGGTTGTAGGATCTCCATCGAACAGTGCTTTAAGCGCACCACCAACGGCAACCATGATTGCTCCAACACCTGCCAGAGTAGTTTTCCAGTTCATTTTTTGACAGCTTTCCAGAGTCCAATTGCAGCAGCAACAAAAGCCAACACAGCGGCTCCAAGTTGAAACCACTGTGTTAGCTGCGGGATGAACGAAACCGCACCAGCAGCGGCAGCGGTTGCTAGAGATATTCCAACTCCACTGCTACTGTTGGTGTCAGTTTGCATTACTCGGATTTAGGTTGAGCGGCTTCAACGATGATGTCCACCAGCGGCAAAGCAACTTTTGCGTTCTGAATACCACCAGCTTTGACTGCAATGTCCACAAGCTGAAGAAGACTGCTGACCTGTTCCTGAGTTAGTTTGATATTGATTTCGCTCATATTAAGCGACGGGAGATTCAACCAACGCAGGAATCTCCGCAACAATTTCTTGAGGCTCCACCCACGGCAGCGGCGGAGCGATGATCGGCGGGTTGATCTGGTCAGCGATCTGCGCGGTGACGTTCGCTTCGATGGCGGTCTTATCGACTCCAGAAGCGAAGCACCAGCCGAGAACCTGATCCTGCGTGAGGTCAGGATACGGCGTGAACGATCCGGTCGGCGGAGCGAACGACGCGCTGCCGTAGCAGGTGCCGCTGTACTGATCCTGCGTGCCGTTGCACCTCCAGTCGGCGGTGATGACGACATCGGTGAGAGTGCCTTCGGTCGGCTTAACGAGAAGGCGTTCGATGATCCAAGAGAGGGTAATCATGGCTTACTTAGCTTCGAGAGTTTG